TCAGGCGAGGATGGCGCGCCAGTCGGTCCCGAGGACGTGCCCGGTGCCGGTCGTCAGGCGGAGATAGCCCATGACCAGATCGGATCCGCTGGTGACGGGAACGACCAGATCGACCACCGTTCCGGCGATCCAGTGCCCGCTCGTGGGCATGGCGTCCTGGATCCGGCTGTTGACGTGCTTGACCCTGAGGAATCCGGCCACGTCCGTGGCGTCGGACCCCTCATAAATCAGAGTGCCCAGCCGATTGGGGTGGTATTGCAGATCACGGATGCCCTTGTTCGCCGCGTCTGCTTGCGCCACGAAATCCCCGCGGATGACGTTTTCGCCCAGGACCGCCGGGATTACCCGGCTCAGCGGCCGGCGCAGGTTGGCCAGCTTGTTGCCCTGGAAGATGAGCGACGGGACCATGGCGGGGAACGTTGACGGCGGGACTGCAACCGCCACGCATGGGGCGGTCGCTTCGTTCGCGCTCCCCCAGGTGCCGTTCGCCGCACGGTCTGGGTTTTCGCCGAGTGGATCCCCGTCGAACGTGTTTGCGGTCACGGACAGCACTCCGGAGCCATATGCCTGCACGCCGCAAAGCTGGAAATTGACCATCCGATTGCGGCTGACCTCCACCCGGTGCAGGTGCCGGTTAGGCTGCGGGGTATTGCCCAGGCGCGCGGCCTCTGTCCCCGCGCTGACGCCGCGCCGAAACCCCCAGATCAGGTTGTCGCTGATCATCACATCGGCCATGTATTCATCGACCGTTACGCCATAACTGCACACCATCTCGCGGGTGATGATGGGGTCTACAGGACCGAGCCGGCACCAGAGCTGCTCGCCTTCCGGAACCTCCTGATCGCTCCATGCCCGGCCGATTTCGAGCGTGCGAAGCAAGGTGTTTCCGCGAATGTCGAGCGCAAAGGCTGGCGGGGTGTTCCGGCCGGGATAGAACCCGTCGATGCGGTCATAGGGCTTCGCCACCCCGGATCCGGTCGCCTCCCATGTCCAATGTCCGTCTGCGTCCGGACCCATATTCACCGTGCCGCCGCCCGCCTCGACGTTCACGGTGCCGATGAGGATGCCGACACTGCCGATGCCGCCGCCGTGCTGCGGCTCCAGGCCGGTGATCTGCTGCTGGTCCAGGATGTTCTCGCAGTGGTTGTCGTGGATCCGCAGCGCAAACGGCGTCTGGGTCGCAACCGGGGTCGCGATAAACCGGGTGTAGATGTCGCGGCCATAGTTGCTGTGGATTTCACCGCGCGCCCCGCCCAGGATCGCCATTCCCTGGCATTGCCGCAACCTGTTGCCGGAAATTTGGTATTCCGGAGCGTGCGGCTTGCTCGCGTCAGGCACCTCGTAGATGTGCGAGGCGATGGCATCGTCGAAAATGCGGTAAAAATCGCTGTCGGACACCCGGAAATGCTCGGTGGCATTGCAGTGCAGACCGTCCCGCAGGCAATAACTTACCCGGCAACCATCGGCCGCGAAGCGTCGGCCGCCACCAACCGCGAAGCCGAAGAAGTGCGATCCTGAAAGCTCGACATTCCGCAGCCGCGCCTCATTGACGAACGTCCCGCTGAACAGGTGGCCGCCGGGGATAACCGCGTCCTCTGGCGTGACATATGCTTGCCGCCAGTCGCCGATAACGCCGAAATCCTCCATGGTGATGTCGTGCATCGACAGGAATTGCAGGAAATCCAGTCGCCCGAGGCCGTTCAGGCCGCGATAGTCCCGCCACAGGATCTGCGACTTATCCATCCCGGCGCCCTTGATCCGGATCGAGCCGGTTCCGCCACCGTCCAAAGATCGAAAAGCCGTCTCGCCCTCGTTAGTGACGAAAAAGCGTCCCTCGGGCAGGATGGCGGTCTTGTCATTGACCATGCACCAGCGCAGCCACCCCATGATGGCCGCCCAGGACTGGGTGCCGGAATGGGTGACGGTCAGGTTGTCGGGCGATACGATGGTCTGCCCATTCGGCACAGCGCCCCAGAGGCGCAGATCGGCGGCCAGAGCCGGAAGCAGGACAGTGCCGTCCGCCATGGTCGCCGGCGCGTAGGTGGCGGGTTCCGTGGTGCGCCGCTTATAGGCCAGCCCGGTTTCGCGGTCGAATACCTGGTCGGCGTCACCGATGGATGCGGCGAGGATTTCCGCGCGGTTGCTGACCTTGACTTCTTTGCGGGCGATTTCGATGGACGCCGCGAGATACAGGTGGATGGCCTCGATGGACGTAAAGATGAAGTCGTTCAGGACCCCGTTCATCAGCTGGAGAGACGGGCGGAACCATCCGAACGACCCGTTGACCGGAACCTCGAACTCATAGACCGTTGCAGCCTGCGTCAGGGTGACAGTCGGCCCATAGGTCGGAGTGCCCGAGGTGGATGTGGCGGAATTGGCGTGACCGATCACCACGCGGAATTGCCCCGCGGTCGTGCTGCCGGCTCGGGGCGCATACCTCGCCATGACACGGAATTTCACGCGCGTGATCCCCCGCGTCGGTACCGGGAAGCCGGCGCCCTCCGTGACGTTGATGAACGATGCCCCACTGCCGACATTGGAGGTGATATGCATCTCGCCAGCCACGCCCGTCATGGGTGCCTGCGCGTTGCCGCTGATCCAGGCCCCGAGGCCCGCGTCAAAAGTCCTGGTGGTGATCAGATCCCGGCGGGCGTAGCTGGTCGATACCTCTGCGGCTTTACTGGCCGCAATTGTCGCGCTGTCCTGCGCGATAACCGCACTCCCCCCCGCATCCTCAGCCGCCGTCACCGCGTCCGACCGCGCCTGCTCGACCTGCGGCAGGGCGACAGACAGATCCTCGGCCGCCTGGATCGCGGCGTCAACCTGCTCCTGCTGGGCCTCGCTGATGCCCTCGCCTTTCGGGCCGCGCCAGACGGGATAGTTCTCGTGCATCAGGGCCTCCGAACGTCGATGATGTGATTGCCGATATTTCGCCAGCCGGTGCCGTCATCGATTGCCAGCCCGCAGCGATAGGCGCGGGCAGCGACAGGCATGGTTTCCGGGGTGGCCGCAAAGCTGGCGATTGCTGGATGCGTGACCGGGCCGGAGCCGTCATCGACCTCCCCGCTCTCCCATGTGCCGATCAGATGCAGGTCCGGGCCGTCCTGGTAGATGGTCAGCCGGCAGCCCAGCCCGGCCGGATCGATGGGGCTGCCGTCGTATTCGTTGACCGGGAAGCCGAGCGTGCCCGACTCTCCGATGTAGTAGGGAATCGTGGACATATCATACCATCAGAGCGTTGATGACATTAAGCGAGGCGTGCACGTCACCCGCCGTGGCGTAGTTTTTGAAAAACCCGCCGATCTGGCCGCCGAAGGGCGCGCCCTGGCTGCCTCTCGGTATCGTTGCGCTGGCGACGAGGGTTTGGCTTGCCCCGGCACGAAACAGCGAGATCACCTGATTTCCAGACCCATCCAGCGCAGCAGCCAAGCGAAAGCGGTTCGTGTCGGTCCAGGTATAGGCCCCAGATGCGATGGCCCCGCCAACCAGCGCTCCGGTTCCGTCGTCCTTGTAGGTCACAAGGTGCAGAGCCGCCGCATCGGCTGGGGTCCGGTAGAGCATCAGGCCATATTTGTTGTTGTCGGCCTCGCTGGCGCTGCCGCCATATGCCCGATGTGACAGGAGCAGCACGCCGGCCGCGACCGGCAAGACGACCTCGAACGTCATTTGCAGGGTGCGGCCCTGCCCGAAGCCCGCCAGTGTCGCGGACCGGATCAGCCGATCACGAGGCCAGAACACCAGACCCGAGCCGCCGACCGGGATCATGGCCGAGGTCGCCTCGGGGTAGCGCGGCTTTCGCAACGAGAAATATCCCAGAAACACGTTGCTCTCGGCCGTATCGCGCGGGGCGCGGAATTGCAGCCGCGTCAGGCCTGGCGAGAGGGTCGCCACCTCTGCCGGGGCTTCGGATGCCCGCACTTCCGGCCCGCCGCCCGCCTGTCCCGCCGTGGGGGATGGGATGGTTGCGATGGTGTTGTTGGTCCAGTTCCAGACCTGGATCGTCGGGGCTTGGTTGAGCGGCCGCGGGTTGAAATAGCCGTCGCCATCGACCGAATGCCAGAAAGCACGGCGGTCCGGAACCTCGCTCCAGACGAACAGATCCGTCAGCACCTCGTCCGTGGCGTAGCTGCCTCCAGTCACCAGCAAGCAAGAGCCGAACTCGTTGTTAAGGGTGATATGCGTTGCGGTCAGCGCGTCGGTATTCGCGAATTTCGACCATGGCGCGACGTTGATGGCGTCCTGACCATCCGGCAGCCAAAGCGTGTTCGGGAACAGAGAGGCGGCGAGGAACGCGCCCTTGATCATGTGCCAGCGGTCGCCGCCGTGCAGGCCGTCAGGTTGCTGAGATACCCAGCGGAACACACCACCCGGGACGCTGAACACCCGGCCAAGCATTTCCCCAGACTCCAGAACCTCGACCCCGCATTCCCGGCCAAGGCGACGCAGCACTTCCACCAGTTTTTCGAAATTCCCCGGCTGGCGGCTGGTCATCTGACAGACCGAATCTGGCGTCACCAGCACCGGAACGATTCCGTAATAGTCCATCAGAGACAGCAGGTAGCGGTATTCCTGCTCGAACAATTCCAACGTGAAGCCCGGCGCCTCGATATCGTTCAGGCCCCAATTCAACAGGCAGATATCGGGCGTGCCATAGGCGGGGTTGTCGATCACCGCAGCCTGGAAGTTGTTCAGCGCCCAGCGGGTGATAACCGCGCGGCCGCCATAGCCGGCGTTCCAGATCGCGATGCTGCTGTTGCGGTGCATCTGTCGAATGATGTTTCGCATGATGCGCGGCCACGCGTGTTCCGGGTCGTGCGCGCCGGACCCGATGGCATTGCCAGAGCCATCCACCGGGTTTCGGGTCTCGTTGGTCCAGCCGGTCGTGCCGTTGCCATCCGTCGTGCTGTCGCCATAGGCCGCAGAGGTGACGGCGGCGCCGTCTTTCATCCGCGCAACCTGCGCCTCCAGCTTCCCGGACCAGTCCATGTCGATGGCCACGAGGCGGTCAGGGCCGATGGCATCGACCATGTAGCGGCGGCCCTGTACGTAGCAGATGGTGCCATCCGGATAGCCGACGACCGGCACAGCAGCAGCCAGCGCCGCGCGCGTCGCGTAGATCGTTCCCGATCCCGCGACACTCATCGCAATGTCGGCCCAGTCCTCGGCCAGCCCTGCGGCGTCGAAAGCCCCCTGAATGACTTCGCGGAAATCCGCCTTGGGCGGATTGTAGGTTCCGGATCGCGGGTCGCCAATCGGCAACGGATGCCCAACAGGCTCGTTCGGCAGACCGTCCCCCGTGTAGCGCACGAAATCGCGGAAAACCTCGTTGGCGGTTTTGGGCATGGTCACCTCGGCATGCAAAAAGCCCGCTCAAGGCGGGCGAAAAGTCAGGACGGTTCGGAAAGATCAGGCGGAGACGGTGGCCGGCCCGGCTGGAGAGGACGGCACGCCGGATGCGTTCAGAGTCACAGCCCAATATCGGTAAGTCACCCCGCCCGGCGGGGTGTCGGTGTAGGACGATGGCTGCCCAGCAGAGCCTGCCACCGTCGCAATCACGTTCGATTCTTCAAAATCAATGCTTGTCCCCCGGCGGATCTGTGTGCGCCAAAAATCGGCCGGGGCATTGACCCAATCAATATAGATGGAATTGATGGCAGATGTGGCGCCGAAATCGGTCGGAGCTTCCGGGGCAGACGGATTGGCAATCGTCGTCACCACCCCCGCCAATTCCCATTCCCCCCTGCCCCGCCAACGGACGCGCACGGTATAGGCCTCGCCATCGTCCAGGACCCCGGATTCGGCCCGGTAGTTGGCGGCCACCATGTCCACCCAAGCTGCTGCATCCTCTGCAGCATGGGTCCCCGGCGCGATCTGCGCCCGCAGTTCAAGGTCGCCGCGGTCAGGCTCCGTCACCGTCACCACGACCTTGACGCCATGTACGTCACCGGACACGACGACGATTTCCTGCGTCAACACCGGCACCAGCGGCGGCAACCCATGCTCCGGGACGATCAAGTCATTGAGACCAGGCGGCAGAGGCTTTTCCTCGCTCGCGGCGTCCCATGGGTAGCAGTTCTCGATGCTTGCAATGCCGATATCGCAGACCGCGTTCGGAATGTCGAAGCTGTGCGACGTCACCTCAAACACGCCATTCAGGCCAAATTCTTCGGCCACGATGCGGATGGTATGGATGCCGTCGCCCTTCGGAAACCGCGCTTTCATGCCGACCAGATTGGTGCGGATTGCTCCTTCCAGCGCGCGCCGATCCTTTGCCAGCTTTATTTTCATCAGACGCTGCAACTGACCACTGGCCGGGACCATATCATTATCATACTGCTCGACACGTTCCTCCTGCGTGGCAAGCGCTCCCTCATCGCGGGTCTCTGCCACCTCGGTCGGCTGGTAGCCGTGCGACGGGCTGATGAACGAGCCTTTCAGGACGTTGTAATCCGCAAACGGATCGTATCCGTCCTGCATCTCCACGGAATAGATATCGTCGGCGGTGATTGTCACGTCAGGCTCGGACCATTGCCCGCCGAGGATCCCTATCTTGCCTTCGGCCGTCTCATAGACCTGCCCATCGCAGGTCGCGAGCATGCGGGCCGCCACGTCCTTCAACGCATCGTCCAGCGAGTAGAACCCGCAGAGCCGATAGCGCGGTTCCGTGCCCCCGGCAGCCAGCGGAACCGCCTCGTCGCACAGGTCCGAGAATGCCTGCCATGACGCCGTGTCCAGCCGGGCCAGTGGGATGTTCCAGCCGTCCGGGTGGGTCAGAAGGTCGCGGATGCAAAGGCCGGCGTTCTCGGAATAGACCAAATCGCCGGCCAAATTGCGGACCCGCGAACCCCGAATTTCGGCTTGCACGACGGTATAGGCACCTTTCGGAAAGACCTTGGCGAAGTCCTCGTCGCTCGGATCGCCGAATTTCGTGCAGAACGTAGTCTGCCCCTGCAACCGATGATCTGCGGTCCAGAGTGTCGGAAACCGATCCAGAACCTCAGAATAATCGCCACCGATGCCGGATCCATCGCGGAAATAGTTGTACTTGTAGCGCTCAACCCTGCCGTCAGGATCGGTCTCGACCAGTTCACCGTCCCACCAGAAACCGATCAGGCCATCGACCTGACCATGCGCACAGACAACGATCTGGAGCAACTGCCCGTCGTCGGCCTCGAAGAACACACGCTGTCCACCAAGCAGGTTGCGGCCATAGCAGCGGACACGCGCCGCATCGGTTTGGCTAAGCGTGGCCTGAACCTGCTGGCGCGGGATCTTGGGCTTAGTCAACGCAGCGCCCGCCAAGGACCAAAGGGCGGCCTGACCGGCAGAGATTACAACGGCCGATACCGATGCCGGCAGACCAAAAATGGTCAACTGCCCAGCGAGCGGCGCAAGCTGGGCGATGAAGTACGTGAACACCACCATGTCAGAGCCTCTTGACCCAGGTCTTTTCGGTCATCGTGTAGCCGATACGGGCCAAGTCAGGCCCGACCGCGCCGGTGGACATCTTGATCATCGCGGCGCCGCTCTCGGCAGCCCACACCTCGAAAGCGCGCAGCAAGCGCATGCCGGAGCGATCCCGCGCGAACCATCCCAATTCCAGCGCGACCTTGGCGGGGTTAATGACGGTTGCCTGCAAGCAGCCAGCCAGAAAACCGCCCTCACCGACAAGAACAACGCCGTCGGGATTCTGGATCAGCCCGGCGACCACAGAGGCAGTCCACGGCCGGCTGACGGGCATCATTCCATCGACAGCAGCGCGGAGATCCTCGATCATGTCCACCACGCGCATCACATCTGCTTCGGTGGCTTCCCGGATCATTTCAGCCACGCCAGCGGGTCTCGTATGAGACATACAGCGGCAGCCGCTCGAAGCCTTTATCTCCGGGATGTCGCGCCTTCTGATCGGCATCTGTCCAGCGACCCCGAGGCGCGGCATTGCGCCGGAAGAACAGCCCCTCGGACTCAACCCGGATTGTGCGTTGGTCAGGTCCGCTGGCCGACCACGGCATCCGCATCATCAGGCCGCTGTAAAGCGCCATGGGCGAGCCGATAGGGGCCTCGCCATTCGTCAGATCGAACAGTTGCAGGTAGATCGTCACTGCCCGGTCCCGCACCCTGTCCTTGGCCGCCAGCGCCAGTGCCAGCATTTCCGGCGTCGCGGCGACCTCGAACGTCACCTGTTCGGCGCTGACCTGATAGCTGCTGCTGATTGGGCTGATGGTAATCAGGTCGCCCAAGCCCTGCCAAACATGGCCGTTGACCTCCAGATCGCCAAAGCCGGTCCACCAGCGCTTAGGGCTGTCCTTGGACGGCAGGCGCGCGTCGAAAATGGATCGCGAGCTGGCAAAAGATCGATGCGACGGTGATCGTCTTCGAAAGCCCGAGACGCGTTAAGCAATTGTTGGAAAACCTGTGCGAGAGTGAGGCGAATCGGACTACGGTGATCTGCAGGGAGCTGACGAAGAAATTCGAAGAGGTGATGCGGGGCAGTGCGGCCGAGCTGGCCGAAAGAATCCCTGAGGAAGGACTGCGTGGCGAGGTGGTGATGCTGTTCGGGCGTCCCGAACCCGTTGTCGCGGACGAGGGCAGCTTGCGTGCGGCGCTGGAAGGGTTGCTGGGCGCATTGCCCGTGAAGGCGGCGGCGGCAGAGGACAGGCGCGCTGGTGGCGCCGCCGCAGCACATAGCCGACCAGCAGCAGCGCCGGCACCAGCGCCTCGAGCCCCGAGGCGACGATCCAGGCCGTCAGCGCCGTACCCAGATTCGCCCCCAGCAGCACGATCTGCGCCATCTTCGGCCGGATCATGCCGCGATCCACGAAAGACGCCGTCATCAACGCCGTCGCGGTCGAGCTTTGCAGCCCCAGCGTCGCCACCAGCCCGGACAGGAAGGCGCGCGCCCCGGTCTCGGTGCCGCGTCCCAGCACCATCTTCAGCTTCATTCCGAAGGCACGCACCATGCCGTCCCGGATCAGGCCAAGGCCGAAAAGCAGCAGCGCCACCGCGCCTGCCAGCTGAAGAATGACCGAAAGCGACTGCACGGCGCCCCACCTCCTGGAACATAACGGGAAACCGCCCGGATCGTTTCCCCGAGTATCCGGCCCCGCCGGCCCGCCGGTCAACGGATGTGAGGCATCTGCGAGATTTCCCGCCGGCGTCCTGGCGCCATTGCCACATGGGGCCGCAGGTCAGGCGCGCGGCACCGGCACACGCCCCTCCTCGGCCAGCAGATGCAGCCCGGTCTCGTCAAAGACCACCACGCTCAGCGGCCCGCCATAGGCGGCGCCGGTGTCGATGGCCAGGCGATTGCCGAAATGCGTCACCCGCTCGACCGGGGTATGGCCATGCACGATCAGCACCCCGTGGTCGGTGGCATCATCCAGGAAGCCCTTGCGGATCCAGACCAGGTCATGCTCGGTCTGCCGCGCCAGATCGACGCCGGGCCGGATGCCGGCATGCACGAACAGCGCCCGCGGAATCAGATGCCAGAGCGGCAGCGCGTCCAGCCAGCGCAGATGCGGTTCGGGCACGGCGCGGACTCCGTGAAGACCGGTTCGATTCCGGTACCCGCCTCCAAAACTTTCAATGACTTAGCAGATATGACCGGCCCTAGGGTATCGCCTAGGGTATCACGTTGCTGTTCTGTGCCTGTTCTGTTCATTGCCTTTTCTCCCGTGCTTGGCGCGCCCGCATTTCTTGCCGAGCCTCGCCCGCGTACTTCGCGATCATCTCTTTGGTGGCGTGGCCGGAATAGGCGGCGATCTCGTCATCATCGCATCCGGCCCATGCCAATTCCTTCACGCCGCGATAGCGCAGGGCATGAAGGTCATAGGCTTCCAGCCCTAGCCGCTTGCGCTCTTTCAGCATCAGATCGGCCATGTAACGGTAGCTGATCGGGTTGCCGTCCCGCTTGATGAGGATGGGACGCGCCGCAATCGGAACCACGCCCAGCGCCGCCTTGGCGTGGTCCAGCGCGGCCTTGAGCTGATCGGTGCAGGGCAGCACCAGCGGCTTGTCGGTCTTGTTCTGGCGCAGGGTCAGCGAATCGCCATCATAGTCGCCCCAGCGGAAGCCGACCCAATCGCCGGGGCGCTGGACGCTGCCAACGCCGATCTCAAAGATCAGACGGCATAGCTCGCTGGCCTCGGTCCGGAATTTCTCCACCGCCCAATCCGGCCAGGGCAGATGCTCGCGCTGCCGCTCGACCGGGGTCTTGAGCGCCCGGACACCTTTCGCCGGGTTGTTCTGGATCCAGCCCAGATCAATGGCATGCTCGCAGAGAACGACCAGCATCTGGGGGATGTAGTTCGCAAAGCGGGTGCGGTGCGCGTTGGCCTTCTGCGCCCCGATCACGTCAGCCCGCGTCAGCGCCTTCACGTCGCGGGTGCCGATCTTCTCGCGCAGATAATCCATCACCTTGTCATAGTCCTGCCGGGTGCGCGGCTTGAGACCGGTCCAACGGTCGGACTTGCGGTAATCGTCCATGAGCGCCGCCCATGACGTTTTCGCCTGCATCCGCTTGCCTGTCAGGATTTCCCAATATTGGCGGTCGAAGTCTGCGGTGCCCTCGGCAGCGGTGATGCGATGCAGCTTGCCCTTGAGGCGGACATAGATGCGGCCGGCGGGATGCCTCCAAAGGTATTTCTTGGCTACCATTGCACATCCCCCATGCCGTCCGAGGCGTCACCGCTAGCGATGCGGCGCAGGTCATCCGTCACCCAACGCAGGACGCCGGGGGCAATCTCGCGGCCGCGCGGCAGGTGCCCCGCCTCGACCAACGAACGAAACTCGGCCACCTTCATATCAAGAAGGCGGGCCGCGCTCGTTTCGCTGGCGAGGATCGGGGCGGCTTGGCTCATCAGGCAGCAGCCTCTTTCGGATAGGCTTCGTCCAGAACTTCGCGATAATCCAGCGCCAGCCGGTGACAGATGCCTTTGAACAACTGCGACACGTTCACGACGATGAAGCCACGGGCGCGATGATAGTCAGGCGTCAGCTCGCCCAGTTTCACCTCGCCGTGGTAATCGGTCAGCACCACCTTGCTGCCACCCGCCCATGCGAACAGGAATGTCAGGCCAAGCTTGTGATGGTGCGGCAGGCCGGGCAAGCGCGGCGTGGGGTCATGCGAGTTGTCCTCCCCCACCCACCCCGCGCGGGCCTCTCCGATATGTGCGAAGCGGCGGGCAGCGGTGAACGCATCCTGAACCGACGACATGCCAATCTCCATCAGTTCCAAGGCGATGGCGATTTCCACCACGTTGAACCAAGAGAATTTGCGGGAACGGCCCTGGATGCCGCCGCCTTCCATGCCCACGATCAGGCCGCGCGTGGACCAGTCCGAGATTTTACGCGCATCGCAGCCCGTCGCCAGCGAGGCCGATTGGGCAGTGAATTCGCGATTGAGAAGTTCCATATGCTGCGCTCCGATGAAATGCGATTTCCGTTTATCAAGAATTAACGCGCCGCGCGTTTCTAGTCAATAACGTAAAATGCATTTCATCTTCCTCTTCTATCCTGCCGTCATCGTCGAACCCCTCGCGGTTCGAGCGATCACCCGGCCAATTTTCAATTATCCATTTTTTTCCGTTTTATATCAAGTATTTAAGAAAACGTTCAAATCGCGCTTCAAGCCCCCTTCAAAGGCCGTTAACAAGCTTCAAACGTTCAAACGCCTGATTTTCCCATGTTCGAGAGCAAGGATGCCCCGGCATCGCCCGAATCAGCTGACAGCCTTTGCGGCCGCGCGTGATGTTCGCTCGACCTCGTCACAGACTGCCTTGGCCAAGTCGTTCGCTAGGCGGAGGACACGCCGCAGGTTCTGGACCAGCGCGACCGCCTCGGCCGGATCATCGCCGCTGCGGGCAAGCAGGCTGGAGCTTACGGCCACGAGAGCGAGGCAATCCCGAATGTCGATAAGGGTTTCCGGCGGCAGGCACGGGGTGATATGGGTATGGGTAGCCATTCGTTGATCCCTCCAAGATCAGCGTTTCGGTCAGGGCCGGGTGGAAGGTCGCAACTTCCCTCGGTCCGTTAACTGTGGTATCCCGGTTTCCATGATGGAGCAAGAAAAAACTGTGGTATCCCGGAAAGGGAAGCGTGGCCCAGCCCCAACCGGTAAGGGAACACCCGTAATGGTCCGCCTCCAGCCTGACTTGCTCGATTGGCTTGATGCCGAGCGAAAGCGGTTCAGCCGGACAGAGACTCCGACACGGCCCGAAATGATCCGCCTGCTACTGGACCACATTCGCCAAAGCCAATAAGCCTCAAAATTCGTTTGACAAACGGCGCCGCGACCGGAACTGATCAGGACAATATCGGTTCACGGAAGGAACAGTGGCGGTGAAACAAGTGTATGAAACTGAACGAAACCTTGAGTTGGCTAATGGCGAATTGGCCTATCACATCCGGGTGTTTGGAAGGCATATTGCAGAGCGTGAAGGCTACGCCGCACATGATGGTCTTGACGCCGTGCACTATTACCTGATCCAGAAACATGGCTGGGTTCCGTCCGTGGTGCGCTCGCTGTCCACCGAAGACCTGGTCTTTCTGCTTGCCGAAGAAATGAGCGGCTGGACGCTGCCAGAAGATGCAAAGGATGTGTGAGCGCCGCGCCAGCCGGACATGCGGGCCGCGCCCTCTCGGAGTTTACCCACTGCCCGAGTAACGGGGCTACTTTGGCGCGAAACAAGCAAAACGCCGGGCGCAACCTGCCCGGTGCAAATCTCATTCAATCAGGACGCATCGCAATTCGAGACCCTGGCGGCGGTCGATGGTCGCGATTTCCTTGATGTTGAGGGGCTTTCCCTCGAACAACACCCGATCCGCGTTGCGCACATCGTCAAGCCACCGGATGCGGAAGATGAGAACCGCCTCATCAGCCGCGCCATAGCCCCGGATGTATTCGTTCGTGCTGCGCTGGATCAGGCTGGCCCAGACGGTTGCCCGATCCGTCCATGTCAGGATTGGGGTGCCGTAGTCGTCAATCCAGCTTGTATACCGCTGGATCGTGATCTGCCGATCCATTCTTGCTGCCCGGATCTTCATTCGTCTGCCCAGTCGATGAATGCCTGGGCATCCTTGATGGTCGCCGGGTCCAGCCCCGCCTCTTTCGCCTGGGCCATAGCCTGAAGCATGGCCGAGAGCGCCCGCGCCTTGCCGCCGTGGTCGTAAGCCTGCATCGGCCGCACCACGTCGATGGCGACGGGCGCGCCCAGCTTCTCGGTGGCTTCCTCGGCCATCAGGTTGACGATGGGTTGCAGCACCAGTTGGGCCAGATGGCGCTGCGCCTCGCGCACCAGCGGGCCGGTGGTGGCCGGGTTGGTCAGGCCGGGCAGGATGCCGAACACGTTGTAGATTTCGCCTTTCGCCATGGTCAGCAGCTTGTCGGCCAGCGTCTTGTCGAGCTGGGGCGAAAGCTGGTCGGGCGATTTGCCGATGTTCGGGTTCATCCCGGCGGCAGTCGCCTGGGCCGTTCCCTCGATGACAAGGGATGCGCCCCGGTTGCCCCGGAAGCTGCGCCGCATCAGGTCCATGTCCTCGGCCGAGCCCTCGGGAACCGGAATGATCTGTGAACCGATGGGCGCATCGCGGAACACGTCGCGCAGCGCCATGGTGATTTCATCCAGCAGGGATGCCGACAGCTTGGCGCGGGCCAGCGGTGCCGATCCGGCCCATGGGGTGACGGCATCGCAGCCGATGCGGAAATGCAGCACCTCGGGGGCCAGCACGGTTTCAGAACGCCCGCCGCCGATCTCGACTGGTATCCGCGCGGCGGCATCCCCATCGACGTGTTCTGGCAGAGCGGCCCGCTGCCCGAGGCGGTCTGGATCCCCGATCAGGGCGTGCCGCCCTATCGCGGCCGCGGCTGAAGCCGGGCCCTCCATCTGCAAGAAGCTATCGGTCGGCGCGGCTCCGGGTATCGGGCCGCGCCGATTTCGCTTGACAGCCTCGTCGCGAATATGTGAGCATTTGCCCATCGCATTAGCAAATGCTGATCCGCAGGGGAGGACAATCGAATGAGCATGATGCTGCGCGGCCTGATGGGGGCCTGCGCCATGACGGCGCTGGCCGTTCCGGCCATGGCCGAGACGCTGACCATCGCCACCGTGAACAACGGCGACATGATCCGCATGCAGAAGATGACCAAGCCGTTCACCGACGCGAACCCGGACATCCAGTTGGAATGGGTCACGCTGGAGGAGAACGTGCTGCGCCAGCGCGTCACCACCGACATCGCCACCAAGGGCGGGCAATACGACATCGTGACCGTCGGCAACTACGAGGTGCCGATCTGGGCCAAGCAGGGCTGGCTGACCCCGCTTGAGGACATGGGCGCCGATTACGACGCCGAAGACATCCTGCCGCCGATCCGCGAGGGGCTGTCGCTGGACGGCAAGCTTTACGCGGCGCCCTTCTACGGCGAATCCGCGATGATCATGTATCGCACGGACCTGATGGAAAAGGCCGGGCTGGAGATGCCCGAGCGCCCGACCTGGGAATTTGTCTATGACGCGGCGCGCAAGATGACCGACAAGACCAACGAGGTCTATGGCATCTGCCTGCGCGGCAAGGCCGGCTGGGGCGAGAACATGGCCTTCCTGACCTCGATGGGCGCCAGCTACGGCGCGCCCTGGTTCGACATGGAGTGGAAGCCGCAATTCTCGGGCGAGGCCTGGAAGAAGGCGCTGACCGATTACGTCGCCATCATGACCGAGGCCGGCCCGCCCGGCGCCTCGTCGAACGGTTTCAACGAGAACCTGGCGCTGTTCCAGACCGGCAAATGCGGCATGTGGATCGACGCCACCGTGGCCGCCAGCTTCGTGTCGAACCCCAAGGAGTCGACCGTCGCCGACAAGGTCGGCTATGCACTGGCCCCCGAGGGCGAGAAGCCGCAGATGTGGCTCTGGGCCTGGACCCTGGCCGTGCCGTCCTCGACCGACGCGCCGGACGCGGCGAAGAAGTTCGTCGCCTGGGCGACCTCGAAAGCCTATACCGAGCAGGTCGCGGCCGCCGAGGGCTGGGCGAACGTGCCGCCGGGCACCCGCACCTCGCTTTACGAGAACCCGGAATACCAGAAGGCCGCGCCCTTCGCGAAGCCGACGCTGGACAGCATCATGTCGGCCGACCTGAAGAACCCGACCACCGTGGAAGTGCCCTATATCGGCACGCAATGGGTGGGCATCCCCGAGTTCCAGGCGCTCGGCACCGCCGTCGGCCAGCAATTCTCGGCCGCGCTGGCGGGCCAGGCGAGCGTGACTCATGCCGCGCGCGGCATGATCCAGATAGAACGGCAGGTCCCGGTGCAGCGCCAGCGTGGCCATGACCACCCAGTCGCGCACCATGGCCTCGATCCCCGGCGCGATGGTGCGCGACAGCGCCACGCCATCCGGCAAGGCCGGGAAATGGTCGGTGCCCGCGCCGACGCAGATCACCGTACGCAGGTTCGGATAGCGCGCCAGATCGGCAGGCGGCATCCAGCAGGCCAGATGCGTGACCTGCGCGGGGTCGGTCACGCTGGCCGCGTCGGGGATGAAGCCCTCGCCCGCCTCGGCGAAGATGCGCCCCCAGACGGCGCCGCGTTCGGGGGTGGAATGCAGCAGCAGCGCCATCAGCGCAGGACCGCGCGGATTTCCGGGTCTTCCAGCGTCAGATCCAGCACCTTGCGGGTCCGTTCGACGATCTGGTCGATCTGGTCCGCCGTGCAGCACAGGGGTGGCGCATAGCCGAAGATGCCCTGCGCAAAGGACCGCACGATCAGCCCGTGGTCCCAGGCCCGGTCGAACAGCCGCGTGGCCGGCTGGACCTCGGGCGGCAAAGGAGTCTTGGCATCCTTGTCCACGACCAATTCGACCGCCGCCAGCATCCCCCTGCCCCGCACGTCGCCGACCAGCGGGTGATCGCGCAGGCTTTCCAGCCCGGCCTGCAACCGCGCGCCTGCGCGGCGGCCGTTTTCCAGCAACCCGCCTTCGTAGAGCGCCAGCACCTCCAGCGCCACGGCGGCGCTGACCGGATGCGCGGAATAGGTGAAGCCATGGCCCACGGCCTTGGCCCCCGCGCCATCGGCGATGGTTTCATAGACATGGTCGCGCATGAAGACCGCGCCCATCGGCACATAGCCCGAGGTCAGCCCCTTGGCCGTGGTCATCAGGTCGGGAACGATGCCCTCGTCCTCGCAGGCGAACAGCGGGCCGGTGCGGCCAAAGCCGGTGATGACCTCGTCGGCGACGAACAGCACGCCGTATTCGGCACACAGATCGCGCATCGCCTTGATCCAGCCCTTGGGCGGCACCAGCACGCCGCCCGAGCCCTGGATCGGCTCGACATAGAAGGCGGCGACGCGGTCGGGACCAAGCGATTCGATCTTCGCCCGCAGTTCCGCGACCGAGGCGTCGGTCACGGCCTGCGCATCGCGGCCCGCCGGGTTGCGATACAGGTCATGCGACGAAATCTTGTGCTGCCAGTCATAGGGCACCCCGAAACCGTCATGAAAGCCCGGCAGCGCCGTCAGCCCCGCGCCCATGGTGGTCGAGCCGTGATAGCCGTTGGCGACCGAGATGAACTGGTCGCGGCCCGGCTGGCCCTTGGCATGCCAGTAATAGCGGATGAAGCGGATGGTGCTGTCCACCGCGTCCGATCCGCCCAGCGTGAAATAGACGTGGTTCAGATCGCCCGGGGCGCGTTCGGCCAGGGCGGCGGCCAGGCGGATCGGCGCCTCGGCGCCCAGGTCGAAATAGCCGGTGGCATAGGGCAGCTTGCGCATCTGCTCGGCGGCGGCCTCGACGATGCTTTCGTGGCCATAGCCCGCGTTCACGCACCACAGGCCCGCGAAACCGTCGATCAGGGTGCGCCCCTCGCTGTCGGTGACGGTCGCGCCCTGCCCGCCGGTCAGGATGCGCACGCCGCGCTGTTCGTGCCCGCGAAAGGACGAAACCGGGTGGATCAGGTGCCGGCGGTCAAGCTCGGCCAGGGAATTGCTCAGCATGGGGGTCTCCGGGTTCAGCCCAGGGCTTGCGAGATCAGGGCCTGGGTCGTGGGTGCGGGGGTGCGCGGGTTGCGGGTCATGGCGGTGCCACCGCCGGCATGGGGACGGATCGAACCCCGCTGCGATATAGCAGCCGAGCAGGTCGGGCAGCGTTACGCCCGGGCTTTCGCCGGGCGCTGTGCGTTTCCCCGCTTCGGCCCGGCCGCCGGCTTGGGCTGCACCAGCGTCACGGCACGCTGGATGGCATCGACATTCTCGCTGAAGATGCTGCCCGCGAGCTGCAGCGTCATGTCCGGATGCCGTTGGCGCAGGCCCGCCCACATCAGCGCGCGCAGATCGGTCACCGATGCCTTGCCGGCATCCATCCCTTCCAGCACGGTCAAGGCATCCTTTTTCGTTTCACCCTCGAAATCGCACAGCGCATTGAAGTCGAGCACCAGGACATAGTCCTGCCCCGCATAGGTCAGCGCGACCTCGCCCTTGAACCCGTTCGCCATGATCAGACCCCCGGACCTGCAGTGATGGTCACAGCACCGGTGACCTGGAATTCGGCGGTCGCGGTCATACGGTCATCAACCGGAATCGCCTTCGAATAGCCCGAGACCGAACAGGAGAACCCGACCACCGTGCCGTTCGGATAGGTGATCTGCGCCTCGACGACATGACCGGCGGCGATCAGCGACTCGATCAGAAGATCGGTCGCGGAGCCGGGTATGAAGTTCATTTCACAGGAGGCGGTGCCATTGTCGGACAGGGCCGGGATGTATTCCCGCTTGCGCCCCGGCGATTTGAAATGCGTGACCTCGATCTGATCGATCGAACTCTCGGGCGGCGACACGCTGTAGACCTCCGCCAGGGGCGTGAAGGTCGTGGCGGCGGGCGTCGCCTTGATTTCGAAAAGGGTATCATACCCGATATCAGCGTCACTCATTCGGCCCTCCAATGGGTCATGAAATCGATGGAAATGCGAAAGGGGCGATCACTCGCCCCCGCCTCGTGGCTGTCGCGCTGCTGCGCGAGAAAGATCCCGCGAAAACCCCCGCCACGAAAACCATGCAGCGTGGCGATCACCGCATCGGCGACGGCCCGGGTCTCGCCATAGCTGAGCCCATAGACATCGACCTGCACCCGACCCTGCCAGAGGCCATCGGGGCCCCGCATGGTCAGGCCATCGGCATTGTCGATCAGATGCAGCGCGATGGTCGGGGGGCGCGTGCCCTGCATCGGTGCGCCCCAGGCGATGGCCTGCGCCGCAACAAGTGCCGCTACCGGCGCCGATCCGATCAGCAGCGCCCGGAATTCCTGCTGCAT